TTATTTACTCATAAGACTAAAAAAATCACGCGCAACTAAACCTGGCTTTAATACCGGATACAATACATACTTAGCTGGAATACGCCCCCGGCCCCGCTCCGTTAATTCCACAATAACATGATCGAACACACTCCGCAGTATTTTATTACGATCAGATTTGTCATCTGCTGCTTGGTAAGCCTCCAGAACAGAAGTCAGATTTTTTTTCACCACGTCAATATCAATTTGTTTCTTCTCCGTAGGAAGCGATTTACTTGCTTCTGCTTCTAAAAGGGTAAGCTCCTGCAGCTCCGAATCAATTTCCGCTTTTCTTTCATCGAACATAATATCCGTATACTTACCAGTTTCATATTTTTCATATATGAACTTCATCCGGTTCTTTAGCTCTTTGTTCCGTGACTCAATATATGAGGACATGTCTTCTTTATGATTAACCTTTTTATCTTCTGCAATAAGTCGAGAGAGTTGCTCTTGCAAAATATCTTTGTCTAAGTCTAAATTTGAAAAATGGCGCAACACTTCCAGCAAGTCTTCCTCTACCGATCTATATTTTAAAAATGTACAACTAGCAGACGTACACCATAAAAATTCTTTATGATATTTACTCGTAGCCCCCGATTTTGTTTTGTAGTTTTGAACGCTATATTGTCGAACCATCCTCCGGCCGCATTTATGGCACACACATAGACCAGCCAATTCGCATGGAGAGAAATCCATTTTATTTCTCGGTTTATGTGATGAGTCTATCAATTTGGCTTGAGCTTTTTCCCAGGTATCAGTATCAATAATTGCAGGGAATGCATTAGGCACAATTATATGTTCTTCTTCGGGGCGCTGAACAACTTTCCCATTCACTCTCTGAGTAGTGCGAAAACGCATAGTTCCTATATACCGTTCGCTGCTTATTAACTGTTGTAGTTGATGTGGATGCCATTCCTTTTTTCCCTTGGGTGTCCGTATCAATGTCTTTTTGCTGAAATATGTAGCTAAAGCCCGGAAACTCACTTCACGTCTTGAACCGTCAGCTTGAGGCACGCCGTTTACGTAATAATCAAATATCATACGTACAATGCCAGCTTCATTTTCATTTATAATGAGCTTTTTTGTGTCCTTGTCATAATCAAACCCGAACGGAGCTGGACCAGCAACCCACTGGCCTGCTATGGCGTTATTCACCCGGCCCCCGAAAAGCCTTTCTCTTGTCGTCTCAAATTCTTCCCGGCTCATGAACAATTCAAAGCGTATTTGCCGCAGATCAGAAGGGTTACGAGGGTCATATACTTTATACGGAGTGATTATAAAAATGCGATTATCTACTATTAAATCATAGATAACGCCCATGTCAGTGTATGATCCGCGCCCCATCCGTGAAATTTCTTTAACAGCAATGGCCTGGTATTTCTTCACGCGGAGATCGTCAATGACACCCTGAAAAACTGGTCGTGTTGATATTTTGTCACCGGACCCAACTTCCGGACGTTGGTCATAAGGCATCCCCAAAGGTTCAAGAACTCTGTCCATTAACTCTTTTTGAGCTTTCAGAACATCTTCGCCCGTTCTTCTTTCATGTTCTTCGTCTGCTCTGGATTTACGAAGGTAATTAATAATAAATTCTATTCCTAAGCTCAGTAGGTAATCTCTGTTCAGTAAAGCCAAGCTCATTCGCCCCTTTTGGTTTGTAGTAATGTATATTTAATAACTACTATGATATAACCAAAGACATGCATAAATAAAGAGAAAAATTACAGATGAATTATAGATGTTACCTAGGAAACACAGCCCGAATTATAGGTTATTCTTATAACATGGAAAACAAAGAGAGAGCAGCACCCGACACAATCACACACCTGTTTGACGGCGGTAGGCGTAAGACGAGCGGCACCAGTTAGCCCCTTGCTATAAGACCTACAGAGAGCCGCAAGGGTAGGACAAGCGGGCGTGCTGTTCTCTTTCTATTCCTAAGCTTGCGAGGGTGAATGTCCCGCTTAGTGAGCGAATACGAGCGTCTGAGTACCACAAGGTTCACTGATCCGCCGATTGGGCCGTAGGGGTTGACAACCTGGTAAGTGATCAGCGGTTTGAGTCCGAAAGGGGAAGGGGTCACCTGGCGTTTAATTACTCCACTCTTGCCTGTCTATGCGCTTATATCGGGCGTGTGGAATCTGTATGCGGTGATCCTAGCCGCTAAAGAGTGGATCGGGAGCGCAACTGGTCGCGTCAGTAAGTACCGGATTCCGAAACAAAGCCTATATCATGATGTGGTGGCGGAAGATAGACGCATACACAGGACACGCGCGGCTTTAAAGAGCGAGGCGTGGTATGAGGTGATACTCAGTGCAAGGGTGAAAGTCCCTTGTTCACATCGAAACCAATTACAACAAATTTGAGACAGCCGTAAAGCGGGTCATAATACCCCATCAATAAGGGCGGCAGATTGTTCCGCACGTAATGCGGACTATAGCGATTGACGGTAAACGCTGTGAAATAATTACCGTCCTTTCATGCACGGTTAGCTCAGTGGTAGAGTGCAGGCGGGCCCGAGTAAAACAGACCTAGAGGCGTGGGTTCAATTCCCACACCGTGCAACATGCAGAATACATGGTGTGCTGCTGGATTCATTTCTGGTAGTAGACTGAATATGGAGGGTTAGCGGTGAATTCACAAATCGAAAACAATTTCATGTACCATCCGCCTAAAGACGGTCAGCCTGAAAAGTATGAGGCTATCCGAGAGAAAGCTAAGGAGTTGGCTTACCTGATTGAAGAAGAGGTGCCAAACAGCCGCGAGAAGTCACTTGCCTTGACGAATTTGGAGCAAGCTGTATTTTGGGCAAATGCTGGTGTAGCTCGGAATTAAATCTTACCCCGGAAATAATCCGGGGGTTTTACAGCGCCATAAGGCAAGCGCACGGTTCGAGTCTGCAGGGAGATAAAAAAGACCGCCAATATGACGGTCTTCCCTAAGAATAAGATTATTTCTTATGTTTGGTCGGGTCGACTAATTTGTATCCTTCGCCGGATTTCTGTGTGGGTGGCAAAGGGTTACCTTTAGTAGATGTGACCTCTCTTCCTTTGCTACCGCCTCTTGGACCTACAACTTCGTACTGTCCAGATTTGGGAGCAGGAGTGCCGGGAGTCAATTTGTCTGCCATATCAATCACCTCCTTTCGAACCAATACTTTCGGCGCATGAAAAGGAATATCCTTCCTATGTGTCGAAATACGTTGTCGAAGGGAGGTGTTAAATTTGGATAACGAGACGAAGGGTCTATATGATTGGTTCGATTCCTTGAAAGCCCAGCGTGACAAAGCAGACGAACTCGCTGAGGCTAAAAGGATCGAAATTAAGGTTTTAGAAGCTCGCAGGGAAGTTTCCGGTATAGCGGTTGATAAAATTGAAAATGCTGTTCTGCGCGAGAAATTTTATAATGAATTTATTAAAGGTGTAAACGATGCAGTTGAACAAGCAAGTAATGAACTTGCTGATTTGCGTAAGGATCGGAAAGAATTGAGCGCTTATGTGGCTGCTATTGAATTTGCAATTGAAAATGGTCCTTATAGAAAAACACCTTAATTAGTGACTTTCATGTTGGAGTTAACAATTTATAGACCGAACCATCCCGTCGGTAATGGGAGATGATGAGCAATGAATATATTGGAATTGATCGGGAAAACGGTCAAGGATGTGAGCAAAAGAAACCAAGGATTTCCTGACGAAGGAATTGACATTCTTTTTGAAGACGGCACTATCCTTGAAGTTAAAGGGCCGAATATAGTAATAAATGATTCAAGAACTAAAGCACTCTAATGGGTGCTTTTTTCTTTGCCAAAAGGAGGTATGGTGATGAGACTATTGCAATGGCTTGTACGATTGACAGTAGTTCGAAATGAGCCCCCAAGGAACAGGGCAGAGCGTCGTCAAGGAAGAGAGTATTAGATTCTACCGGGCTTGTCCCGACACCCGAACAAAAGGATCATATATCTACTTGGGGTACCAAATCTGATACCCCTCCTGAATCTTGGGGGCTCAAATCTGATACCTCGGCTTGTGGGATATGGACGGTACTCCATGCAATTCGACTGCGAGGCTCAATCTTTAATGGTGAATGTTTATACACAATATACATTAATGATGAATATTTGTAGTGGGCGATTGTACCCCCCTAACATGATTCTACTGGTGGATGATTGTCCCCCACTAAGTGAGTGTAAGAATGATCTAATCCCTTATGTATCAAGGGTTTTAGTGGATTACACTCTCATGATGGTGTGCAAAATGTATCAACTGCACTGATGCATAAATAGTGTATAAGGCCGAATTTAGGCTAAAACAGGCCGCTTGACAGCTAAATATGATTGTCAGTATAATGCTCTTATCCTTCGTATCTAGTAACTAAGTACAAGGATCTTAATATGGAGCGAAGCGTTCATATGCAGTTAATCTGTTAAAACGATTTAAAAAAGATAATTTTTTAAAAAAAAGCAGGTTCACGTCATCCTTTCAGACGTGAACTAGGCCAGTCCGGCTATGAGGACGGTCTTTTCTTTAAATCTTTTAATGCATACGTTTAAAGTAACTTTAATGCTATAAAGTATATGTGACGCTAAAAACCTTGGTATAAATGGGTTATTAATACCTATAAAACATAATACGTTTAACGAAGTCACTCCTATAAAAGAGTGGCTTTTTTCTATTGTTCATACATAAAAAGAAAGGATGAAGAGAGAGTGAAACATGAGAGTAGTTATTCCTATCAAATAAACCTGATAAAGAACAAAGAAATGAGAGTGGTTATACAGTCAATTAAAATACTCGTGCATCAACCACCTTCTTCCATACACATGAACATAAGCTATGCCTAACCCTTTACACCAAGGTCTTAAAGATTAAAGAATAAAGATTAAAAGAAGGGGCGCGCGCGTGAAAGAATCGTGAAAAATAATCTGAAAAGCTTTCTTTTTCTTCTGAAAAAATAAATTTGGGTCCTTCTGGAGCTTGAAAATGGGTACGGGTGCGCATGAGCCCGAAAATGCTCCAGTTTTTTATTCAGAATTTCACTTCCGTTTCCGCTTTAGAAAGCGCAGGAGTTCGATAGAGAGAATTTTCCTACTAATTAAGGGGTCGGTTAGGGTTAGGATTTAAGAGGGCTTAAAACGGAAGCAGGAGGGCTGACGATGGCTAAAGCTAAGACGGAAGCAATTAAGGTACATGATAAAATAATTCAGACTGGCGAGCTGGCTGCCATCGTCGGTAAAAGTGACCGCTGGATCAGGCAATTGACCACTGAAAAGGTGCTGCAGCAGTGCTCCAGAGGCAAATACAACTTGGGTGAATCTGTTCAGTCTTATATTGAGCATGTTTCTGGTGGTAAGGAAGTCGATAAAGGGCCCCGGCTGATAGATTATAAGACCGAACATGAAAAAACGAAGGCAGAAAAGGCAGCGCTGGAGTTGGATATTTTAAAGGGTAACCTCCATGCTGCTGGAGACGTGGAAAAACTTCTCGCAGACTTGATAATAACAACAAAGTCACGGCTGCTTGGGATTCCGCACCGGGTAGCGACTGAGTGTGAGAACGAGGCGGCGGATGTTATAGAATCTGTTGTCCGGCGTGAAGTAGAATCAGCACTTGCTGGGCTGGCCCGTTATTCCCCAGATCAGATCGGTGGCGGCACAGATGATAGCTGACAAAACGATAGACCTTTTTAGCAGAGCCAACAAGCAGTGGGAGCCAAAACCGCACCTGAGTGTCTCTGAGTGGGCGGACAAAAACCGAATGCTTACAACTGAGAGTAGCGCAGAGCCGGGACCATGGCGAACAGATCGAGCAGAGTACCAGAGAGAGATTATGGATTCTATTAAGACCTGGGAAGAAGTAGCTATTATGGCCTCGGCTCAAGTCGGCAAGACAGAATTTTTGCTGAATGTTACTGGCTCGTACATTGACCAGGAGCCTTGCCCGATTATGCATGTGCTACCCAAAGATGATTTAGTTCAGGCTTATTCCAAAAAGCGTCTGACCCCAATGATTAATAGCTGCGACGCTTTAAAATCGAAGATTGGTCCAGCTAAGTCGAGAGACAGCAGCAACACGATTGAAGAAAAATCTTTCCCTGGTGGTTATGTGACGATAGTCGGGGCCAATGCTCCAGACAGTCTTTCTTCGCGTCCGATTCAAGTTGTTCTGTGTGACGAGGTGGACAGGTTCCCGGTTTCCTCCGGTAAAGAAGGTGACCCAATCGCTCTTGCTACTGCGCGGACAACAACATTCCGGCACAAGCGGCGGCATTTGTTCGTATCAACTCCGGTTGATAAGGAAACTTCTCGCATTTACCAGCTATACGAAGACAGCACTATGGAACAATGGTGCTTGCCGTGCCCGCATTGTGAGGAGTTGCAACCTCTAAAGTTTAAAAGTGGGATTGAATACGAACATTACGAGTCGGAAAGCGGCGAGATTGTGGTCACGAAGGCTGAATATCGCTGCTGTTATTGCGGGATGTTGGGATCTGAAAAAGAGTGGAAGCGCGGGGAAGGGGCATGGATTGCCCGTAAAGAGCATTCAACCCGACGCGGATTCCACATCAATCAGCTTTCAAGCCCTTGGTCTGACTGGCGGGAGGTTTCGAAAAAGTTCTTAATAGCCAAACGCGAGGGCGTAGACAAACTCAAAGTTTTCATAAACACGGTTCTGGGAGAGCCTTGGGTAACTAAGCTCAAAGGAATGGATGAGAAAACGTTGATGCAGCGTCGTGAGGTGTATGAACACGAGGTGCCAGAGGGTGTGAAAGTCATTACGGCAGCGATTGACACCCAAGACGACCGTTTTGAGGTCGAGATTATGGGCTGGGGTGCTGGCAAAGAGTCTTGGAGAATTGAATATCACCGTATTTATGGAGACTTGGACAGACCCGAGGTATGGGAGGAACTGGACAGGTTTCTTTGTCGTTCGTGGGTCGGACCAAACGGACGAGAATTCCGTATTGTGGGCGCTTGTATGGACTCAGGCGGTCATTATACCAAAGAGGTGTACGAATTCACTAAACCGAGGGAACATCGCCGCATATACGCCATTAAAGGGCAAGGGATCAATCCCAAAACGGCAGAGCACGTCCCGTTCATCGCCAAACATACCCGTACCCAAATGTATAATGCGATATTAATTCATTTGGGGGTAGACGATGGCAAGGTCAAGGTCCATGACAGCTTAAAAGTAGAATCGCCAGGACCTTTATACTGCCATTTCCCGGGCGAGGACAAGGGATATACGCAAGAATATTTCTTGGGCCTGACTGCTGAAACTCACAAAGTAGTGGTAAAAGAGGGCGTTAAGTACAAGGCTTGGGTTAAGACCCGCGACCGAAACGAACCATTTGACCTAGCTGTTTACAACCGGGCAGTTGTTGAATTGTTGAACCCTAATCTTTCACTGCCCATTGAGCAACAGCCTAACGGGCCTATCATTGATCCTGATGCTGGAGGGCGAGCAATTGCACCACGTAAAAAGCGCAGACAAGGCGTTAATAGCAGTGTGTAAACTATATGAAGGAGGTGAATAGGGGATATGCCAAATATCACACTTGAAGAAGCAAGGGAAAATCTGACCGCATGGCGTGATGCTGAGATGGCTCTTGCTACAGGACAATCGTATAGCATCAAAGGGAGATCGGTAACCCGTGTACCCATGAGCACAATCCTTGAAAGAGTACGTTACTGGAGCAAGGTGGTTGACGATTTAGAGAATCCGGGCCGGAGACGTTCCCGTACTCGTGCGTTCACCCCGTTTGATATATGAACAGGCTTGAACGGATCATCAATTATGTTGCTCCTGGTGTAGCTAAAAAAAGAAGCTGCAGCCAGAACTGAAACTATTCGACAAGAAAAAATCGCAGTTATTTTGAATCAAGGGTACGGTTCTCATGGAGCCAGCCGGACCAAGAAAAGTATGACCCTTTGGAATCCTGATATCGGTGATGCCGATTCGGATATCCATGATTACCTTGAAGAACTGAGAGCACGTTCCCGGGATCTTGCTGTAGGCGGAGCGATTGTTGCCGGAGCACACAAGACCATGAGAACAAATGTGGTGGGAACGGGGCTCCGGCTCAAACCAGCGTTTGACAAGGACTTTTTAAATCTAAACGCTGAGCAATCCGCAACATTAAAATCTCAGATTGACCGCGAATGGTCGTTGTGGGCCGATTCGAAAAATTGTGATGCCGCAGGACTGAACGACTTTTACGGACTTCAACAGCTTGCTTTTCTTTCTCAGCTTCAAAGCGGTGACGTGTTCGGATTGTTGCCTATGATCAAACGCCCGTTTTCGATCTACGATCTAAAAGTAAATCTGATTGAGGCTGATCGTTGCAGCAGCCCGAACCTTTCGGATACGGACCGGATACAATCCGGGGTTGAGGTAGATGAAACAGGTATGATTGTTGCCTATCATTTCAGTAGTCGTCACCCAGGAAGCGGAAAGAGCTACCTCGGCGGCGACCAGAAATGGACGAGGGTATTGTCACGGGGAGAAGAGACAGGTAGATACAATGTACTCCACCTGATGGAGTCTGAACGCCCGGGACAGCGCCGTGGTGTTCCAGTCATTGCGCCAGTTATTGAGGCGTTGAAGCAGCTTGACCGCTACACCGAGGCGGAACTGACGGCTGCTGCAATACAGGCGATGTTTACTGTGTTTATCGAAACCGAAAATGCCGATGATACGAGCGCGTTTGGTTTGAAACCGCCTGATACTGATAACTTGGACGGTGACGAGCTACTGTCCAATGATATTAAACTTGGAGCGGGAGCGGTTCAGTTTCTTGAGCCGGGTGAGAAAGCAAATTTTGCAGACCCGACAAGACCAAATCCGAACTTTGATCCGTTTGTTACGGCTATATTGAGGCAGATTGGTTCGGCGTTAGAAATTCCTTACGAAATGCTGGTCAAACACTTTACATCGTCTTATACAGCTAGCCGTGCAGCAATGTTGGAAGCATGGAAAATGTTCCGCATGCGTCGAACATGGCTTGCTAAGTCGTTTTGTCAGCCTGTGTATGAAGAATGGTTTGTCGAGGCAGTTACAAAAGGCCGCATAGACGCGCCGGGCATCTTTGATGATCCGGCTATTTTTCGTGCCTATACAAAAGCTGCTTGGCACGGTCCGTCTCAAGGCATGCTCGATCCGGTCAAAGAGGTTAATGCTGCAATCAGCCGTATCGAATACAACTTCAGTACCGCAGAGGGCGAAACAGCCGAACTCACAGGCGGTGAGTGGGAGTCCAACGTGCAGCAGCGAGCCCACGAGCTTGCTACGCTCAAGAGGTACGGTCTTAGTGAGGGTGCAGCTAAGGCAGCGGCTACCGCCGTTCCAGCACCGTCTAATGTAGGCGACGAGGACGCCGCCGATGAGGAAGGAGGTGAAAAAGAAAATGTCCAAGAAGATCAAAGCTAATGGCCCTATTATTGGCGATGCTAACGCATGGATTTATCAATGGTTTGGCATTCCGGCTGTGAGCCCAGGGATGATATCTAAGGAACTCGACGCATCTAACGGCGACGAAATCGAACTATATGTCAATTCTCTCGGTGGTTCCGCCTTTGACGGTGCTGAGATTTACACTTTACTCAAAGATTACCCCGGGAAGATCACGGCGAAAGTAACGGGTGTAGCTGCTTCTGCTGCCTCGGTTATGCTCATGGGCGCTGACGTTATCATGATATCGCCGCCGGGGCAGATCATGATTCACAACGCTGCAACGGGGACTGATGGTGACAAGAACGACCACGACCGTTCTTCCGCCTTGCTGAGAAGCACGGATGAGGCGATAACCAATGCTTATTCACTCCGAACAGGTAAGACAAGAGACGAGCTTCTGGCCCTCATGGATAATACAACTTGGATGAATGCTCAGAAGGCTGTCGAACTTGGATTTGCGGACGAAATAATGTTCAGTGAAGGCGCCACAGAAGTTACCAACAGCGTTTTTGATATGCTCGGCAGTGACGGGGTTTTGCCTGAGGCGGTCATAAACAAAGTTCGCAACGAGCTTCTTAAAAGCGGCGGATTCACTAATCAGCCCCCAGCGCTTGGGGACGGCGGGCCGGAAAGGATAACCCCCTTGCAAAGCATCCCAAATCTGCAATTTGCTTCGACAGCCAAGCAGCCTGTAGCTGTTAACACAAATAAAGGCAGTACTCCGCAAGCCGGAGACACATTCGAGGGACTGAAAAATCAGATCAACTCTATGAAAGGGGAAAACAAACCAATGGATCTTAATCAATTAAAAAACGAACATCCAGACTTGTATAACCAAGTCGTAGAAGAGGGTGTGACAAACGAACGCCAACGGATTACGGCGCTGAATGAATTGGCTGCTGCTCCGGGCGCTGCCGAAATTGTAAAGAACGCTATCGAGGCAGGCCAAACCGTCGCAGAAGCTTCCTTTGCGATTGTACAAGCTTCTATCGCTAAGAAAGGTGAGGTAGCAGCAGCACGTCAACATGACGCGCAAAATAGTGGGGTAAATGATGTCCCTGTCCAAGAATCTACTACACCAGAAGCAAAGAAAGCCGCCGAAGAAGTGCAGGCACAAACAGAAGCGGAAGAGGTAATTGCAGAAATGAAAAGATTACGGGGAGGTAAATAATTATGCCAGCATACGAAAGCCAGCCTTACGATAACCTGATTGCGGGATATGTTGTACCGCTCGCTAATGTGTCCGTCATTGTAAAAAGCGGCTCCGGCGTCATCAAGCGCGGGACTGTTTTGGGGGTTGTATCTCAACTGCCTGAAACGAACGCTTCTCATGGAATGTACATCGTGGCTACTGTGGATTCCAGCAAGACGGACGATCCTCAAACGCCTTTTGCAATCCTTTCCGATCAGGAAGTGGATGCAACCACCAAAGATGTACGAGCTACAGGTTATGTGAGTGGGGAGTTTAATCGCAATGCTCTTATTTTTGGTGGCACGGACAAGGTTGAAAAGCATGAAGTAGCAATGCGTAACATTGGTCTAATCACAAAACGGGTAGTAGAATAGGAGGATTTAAACAATGCCAGATATTTATTCTTTGCCGCAGCTTCTTAGAGTAGTTGGGCAGTTACCGCAAACATCGGAGTACATTTTGAGTACATTCTTTTCTGACGGTGAGGTTGGGCTTACAACAGAAATCGAAATCCAAACGTTGAAAGGTAAGCACCGTATCGCACCATACGTCTCCGAATTACAACAAGGTAAAATTGTACTGCGTGATGCTTTCAGCGCGAAGCAATATTCTCCGGTTCCCGTTAAGCCAGCACGGAACATTACTTATCATGACCTTAAAGCTCGTCAAGCTGGAGAATCCCTGTATAACCCGGATAGCGTTGAACAACGCCTCCGTAAATTGATTGCTAGGGACTTGGTGGAACTGAATGACACTATTACTCGCCGTAAAATTGAGATGGCATCACAAATGATTTTCACGGGTAAGGTAACGCAAATTGGTGAGGGTGTGGAACAAGAACTGAACTACGGATTCTCAAACACTATCACTCTTTCTGGTAAAGACCTGTGGAGTGACCCGGATTCCGATCCTATCAAGTTCTTGGCGGGATTGCGATTGTCTGTCATGCAAAAGAATGGACAAACCCCGCGCAAAGTTGTGGGTGATTACGAAGCGCTAATAGCCCTGACCCGTCACCAAGCCATTCTAAAATTAGCCGACAATAAAGGGCTGACCATCGGTAACATTGACACGACTTTGTTACCTGATGGCGTAACTCACCATGGGTTCCTGAGAGACGTTGGTCTTGATCTTTACAGCTATACGGGTACGTTCGTGGACGACGATGGCATAGAAAAGCCATTCATCCCCGCTGGTACGATCGTAATCCTGCCAGAAGGCAAGCCGTTTGAATTCCTTTATGCAGCTAATCCAGTTATGGTCGGAGATGATGATATCCGTTTGGTTAACCAACAAGTGGTTGCACAAGTATTCGCAGACCGCCGCACAGCGGTTCGCACACTGGAACTGCAAAGTCGTCCGTTCCCGGTTCCGTTGAACATCGAGAACTGGTACGTAGCGAAAGTTCTATAAGGAGGGATATCCATTGAATATTGAAGCATTGGGGAAAATTCGCCACAGCGGAAAAGACTTCGCTATAGGTGACATTTTAAGAGGACTGAGTGATACAGAGGCCCAACGCCTCGTGAGTCTTGGCTCGGGCAAAATGGTCATTGATGAAAATCACGGAAGTGAAGGCGGGAACCCGGGGTTGTTACAATCAACAGATGCCCCCATTTCAGCAGATGATTTTGCTAAATTAAAGGCTGATGAGCAAAAGGATTTGCTGGAGTCTCTTGAATGTGAAGCAGCGAGTAATGTTGAGGGTCGAGTCGAGCAGTATGCTGCTTGGTTGGACGAAAACAATGCGCTCGTTTAAGGATCAGCTTGAAAAGGATGTAAAGGACGTTTTTCTGAACGAGAAAGAGTTTGCGGATTGGCATGAAATATCTTTTATGAGTCCACCGAAAAACGGAATGCCTGCCACTCCTGCCGATCCTGTACGGATGCTGGTTATTGTAGATGATGATGAACTGAGAGATCGGAAAAGTAGTGCCTCGAATCCAACAGATGGCGTTTACGATGCCGATCTTTTGTTTTATGCCCAGCGTGCCGACTTCCTGCTGAACTTTGGCAGGCTCCCGGTCCTGCAGAGCAAAATGAAATTTGACAGTCGCGTATACACCGTTTCTGACCTTCAAGACGATGGAGATATGATAACTGTCACGCTGGGACGTAAAGGGTCATGATTGAAATTGACACATCTGCTTTGAGAGAAGCGCAACGGCACCTCCAAGAAGTCAAAAAGAAAACGAAAGTCGCTATGTATCGGGCGCTTAATCGGGTCGCGCAGAACGCAAAGACAAACGCCAGCAAGGAAATACGAGAGCAGTATGTTATAAAGGCTGGGGACTTAAGCAGTACCTTTTCCATAAAAAAAGCTGACAAAGGAAGCTTGTCTGCTACTATACGTTCCCGTAGCCGAGGTACAGGGTTGGATAAATACAAGTTTTCACCCCGCCGAACGACAGGTAAGCGCCCAAAAGTGCTAAAGGTTGCTGTTAAAAAGGGCGGTATGAAAAAGGTTACAGGCGCTTTTGTTGCTGAAAAAAATGGAGTTAAAATCTTCATTCGTGAAGGCAGAAGCAGGCTACCGATTAAGCGATTATACGGTCCACCTGCGCCAGAAATGTTCAACAATGTGCAAATACGGGAGTCGGTGGAAAGAAAAGCCCGTATTTTATATGCACAGCGACTGGAACACGAATTGAATAGGGAGTTGGGCGGATAATGACACCCTTTATACTGCAAGACGCTTTGGTAGCTAAACTAAAGCGTCTTTTTCATGATTCTGAATACATGAATGCTCGATATGAAATGGTTCCACTAAACATTTATGCTCAGAACCTACCAGCGAAGAACGAACAGGACGACCGCGACCATTTCCCTTTTATCACTGTCCGATTTGGCGAGACAACGGATCAAGGGCATGAGGTCCAGTCGTCTTGTTCCATGCTTCTTAGTGTGGGGATTTTTGATGAATCACTAGATATGCAGGGGGAAAAAACGGTTCAAAACATTCTCCAGCGTATTCGGCATGCATTTTTAACTCACCCGATTTTAGACCGAATGTTTGAAATGGATTTCCCCCTGACTTGTTCCCTTTTTGACGACGAAGACTTATCACCATACTTTTTCGGTTACGTCAACATGAAGTGGAAAATTCCAGGCATAAGCAGAGAGGATGTTTATTTTGGATAAAGAGCAAGAAAAACGGGAAGCTACGGAGTCGAAAACGCGACGCGCTATCACTGCGACTGAAAAAGTCGCTCAAGCAGCTAAGGCTGCTATCGAACCAGATCAACTAATTTACATCGGGCCGAACTTGCCAGGAGGGCGACTAGCGAAGTCACTTATTGTTCGCGATGGTTTCCCGGCACATTTGGATGATGTTGCAGAAAAAGCACCAGAAATAAGGCAACTTTTCGTACCTGTAGCCGAGTTGGCAACGTCAAAAGTTGCACTGTCTGTGCCAGGAAGCGCCCTACAAATAGCCTACGCCGCTGTTATCGCAGCAGTAAAAGGAGGAATTTAAATTGGCAGAACGTCATGGTATTTTCACCACTGAACAGCCCGCAGAAGTCATTACACCAGTGCCACTCAACATTACTTTGCCAGTTGTGTTTGGCACGGCTGCAATCAATCTAACAACTCTGGAGGATGGGCCAGTAAACAAGCCGATCCTGTGTGAAAGCTGGAACGATGTGGTTGCTGCTTTTGGATACTCGGACGACTGGGGGAACTTCACGTTGTCTGAATTCGCGCATTACTTCTTCAAGATTGCGAAGCTGTCGCCGGTTGTGTTCGTAAACGTCCTGGACCCAACTAAACATAATGCAGCGGTAGCCGCATCCAACTTCACGTTGACTGATGGTGTGGTAACTGTAGCGGTGCAAGGAATTATTAAATCATCTGTGGTCGTCACCTCAGACGACGGATCGACCACTTACACAGCCGGGACGGACTACAGCTTGACCTTTAATGCTTCTGGCAATCTCGTAGTATCCCGTATTGCTTCCGGCACTCTGACAGCCAATAGTGCCGTTAAAATAGCATACTCTAAGCTGGATCGCAGCAAAGTGACAGCAGCGGACATCATCGGCGGAGTTGTGGAGGTTACTGGGGAAGCTACGGGGCTGGAACTGCTTGACCAGGTATTCCCGTTGTTCCGAATCGTTCCCGCTTTGATCGTTGCACCGGGATTTTCCCAGAATCCAACCGTTGCAGCAGTAATGACCGAAAAGGCAGCTAGTCTCAACGGCGGACACTTCAAAGCACAGGCAATCACTGATCTATCAAGCGAGATTGTATACACAGATACGCCTGCATGGAAAAAAACGAATGCTTACAATGACCCGCGCCAGATAAACACGTATCCACTTTTCACCTATGATGACCGCACTTATCATTCTTCTACTGTGGCAGCTGCGGTAATTGTACAAACAGACGTTAATAATGGCGGGGTTCCGTCGGTTTCGCCATCGAATAAATCTGCAAAGATTGACGGAACAAAAACGGATAACAGGGCAATTGCACTGGGACCTCAACAAGCACAATATCTGAATGCAAATGGTATTGTCACGGCATTAAATTTTGTCGGCGGCTTTGTACTTTGGGGTAACCGCACTGGTGTGTACCCAGATCAAAAAGACCCACAGTCGTCGTTCATTCCGGTGCGCCGTATGTTTGATTGGATCAGCAACACCTTGACGCTAACTTACTGGAAGTATCTTGACGGTTCCATTGATAAGCGCCTGATCGAAGCTATTACTGATGCAGCAAATTTCTGGATGAACGGCCTGACTGCTGCTGGGTACATTTTGGGCGGACGTGTGGAATTTAATGCATCTGAGAACCCTGTAGCCGATCTGATGGATGGGAAGATGAAATTTCACGTCTACGTAACGCCGCCGTCTCCTGCACAAGCTATTGATTTTGTGCTGGAATACGATACATCTTACTTTGCTGCGCTATTTGCTACGGCAGCGTAAAGGGAGGGCTGAACCTTGAGCCAAGAAAAAATTAATTTACGGACAATTAAGTACGAAGCGATACGTAACGGTAGTCAATACCTTGGTACGACCACTGTTGATTTGCCAGACATTGCTATGCTCTCTGATGATGCCATGGGTGCCGGAATTAACGGTACCGTGAACGTTGCTACGCTTGGGCAAACCGATTCCATGCAGGTGACATACAACTTTGCAACTTGGGAAGAAGGTTATTTTGACCTATTTGCTCAGGAGACACACACAGTTGACCTGCGGGCGGGTATTCAGAGCCAGAACCGTGTAACGGGCAGCATTGACGTTATCCCGATCAAAATAACCATCAAAGGTTCTCCCAAAACGCTGTCGATGGGCAGCTTGGAGACGGCAGCAGGATCGGATAATTCGGTGGAACATGAAGTCACTTATATCAAGATCACGATTAATGGTGTCGTGAAGATTGAAATAGACAAGTTTAATGATGTTTTTGTCGTGAATGAAGTGGATTTCGGCGCTAAAATCCGGGCTGCGCTCGGCAAATAATGGAGGATAAGAATATGACTGAAAAGAAGACTACAACCCCAGCAGAAGCAGAAAATGAGGGTAAACATGTCCTTAAATTCTCAAAGCCTTTTAAGTTTGAGGACCAAGAACCAATTACTGAATTAGTCTTTGATTGGGATAAGGTGAACGGACGTAAACTCATTGCTCTGAGCGAACGCTTGGCATTGAATGATATGGATTCACCTATTAAAGCTGTGAACATGAAGTTTCAGGCCGCTGTGTGTGCCGAAGCCGCAGGTGTTCCGTTTCAACTAATTGAGGAATTACCGGGTGGAGTATTTGGGCGTGCAACTGCAATGGCACAAAGTTTTTTGCTCGGTTTGGAATAAACGGTAACGCCGGAGCGGAAATAAGGCAAATCATTATGACGCTTTCTATTGAGACGCGGAACAGCCTTGATTTTTGGTTAAACCAAAGTCTTTATGAGCTATATCAGTGGCATGAGGCGTTTGAAGCCTACGTTAATCTGAAAAATGAGGCGTTGGAAAAACAAATGGAAGAAGCAGAAAAGAAACGCAAAAACAAAGCTCCTAACGGACGTAGAGGGCGCGTAGGACGGTGATTTAATGTCCCATGAATATGATGTAGCAATGAACCTAATTGCCGAGGTTGACCAGAGATATCGTCGTGCGTTTGACCAAGCGAATAATCAGGTTGAGGAATTACAACGTCAATTACGAGAATTGCAAAATTCACGTGGCCCGGATCGGGCTCGACGTGAAGTAGAAGACCTTACAGATCAAACCAAAAAAGCAGGCGGCGCGTTCGGGAAACTGAGCAGCGCCGCTTCTTCTTTTGGTCGCACTTTTCGAAAAGTCGCAGAAGTATCCGGCGCTATGGCTATATTGGATTCAGTCACGGGTACCATCAACAATATCGGTAGTGCTATTGGTGATCAGCAGGAAGCATTTAACCAGTATGCGGCATCCACTGGCACGAGCGTTAAGGATATGCAGGCTATCAAAAAAGAAGCCCGGAATTTATATAATCAGAATCTTGGTGAGGATTGGAACGATCTTGGAGGTGCGATGGAGAACACGCGCCAGGTTTTGCAACTTACAGGTCCTGCGCTTGAAAAAGCGACGAAAAATGCAATCGTCTTTCGGGATGTGTTCAAGGATGACATTCCAGAAACAAATAAAGCTATACAGACCATGACGAAGCAATTTAAAAATCTCGGAAACACGGAAGCCTTCAACTTGCTTGCTCAGGGTAAGCAGATGGGGCTGGATAAGTCTGGGGAGCTGCTGGATTCAGCGAATGAATATGCGGTCTATTACAAAACGATAGGTTTGGGCGCGGAGGACATGTTCAACAGCTTCAAAAATGGTATAGATGCAGGTGCATTCAACCTGGACAAGGTTGGTGATGCCATCAAGGAATTTGGAATTCGGAGTAAAGATGGATCTAAGACAACGAACGAGGCATACAAGATTCTGGGGCTGAATGCAGATAAAATGCAAAAGAAGTTTGCTTCTGGTGGAAATGTGGCACGTCAGGCTTATTTTGAGGTCCGGGATGCGTTGAACAAAGTTAAAGACCCGATAAAGCAGAATACAGCATTGCTGAATTTGTTCGGTACGCAGGGTGAAGATTTGGAAAAATCAACGATACAAGCTATTTTGCGTACAAACAATGCTTTTGACAAAACAAAAAATACAATGCAAGAAGTTCAGAAAATAAAGTATTCCTCTATAAGTTATGCCTTTCGATCCATCGGCAGGCAGTTGCTCACTGAGTTTGTATACCCACTTTCTGACCTTGCGTTACCCGCCCTTGCTAGTTTCGGTAAAGGATTAGAGACGGCTATTCCTAAAATAAAGGGTTATTTCAAGCAGGGCCTGAAAGCTATGCAACCTTTTACTAAAGCCTTGCAAAAAGTCGGAGATTTATTCGTCAACTCCATGTCTGGTACAGGGGATATGTCTGCTGCAACTGGTATAAGTAAATTCTTAATCAGCCTGGGGGTTGGAGAAGACAAGGCATATAAGTTTTCGGCGGCCATATCTGACGTGTTTGATAAATTCGCAGCAATTAAAAATATCGTAAAAGGCGCAGGGGGCTTGCTGACAAATGCATTAATGGGTAGCGGAGATATCAGCGGTGTGCAAGATATTAATAAAGGGTTGCAGTCTATTGGGTTCAGCCCTGATCAAGCCATTAAGATGTCTAATGGTGTCGTTGATGCATTTGATAAGATCAAGGGCAAAGTTGATGAATTTGTAAATAGTATTAGGCCGGCTTTGAACGATATTACAAACTATTTCAAAGAAGCCTTTACCTTCGATGGGTCCTTTGATTTTGGCTCTATGATTGATAATGTGAGCGAGCTGCGAAAAAATATTGCTCCTGTAATAGATTCTATTGTTTCTGGCATTGGTCCAGCAGTTCGTTCTATTACCTCTTTGCTTGCCCCACTAATGAAGATGGGAAAGCAGGCGTTTAACGCAATTATCCCGCTGGTCATGAAATTGTCATCATCACTGACAAGCAAACTTGGACCTGTATTTACGTCGGTGTTCGGCTATCTAACGAAGACCTTGTTGCCACAAGTCAGCTCCGTACTGGCAGCATGGCTGCCTAAGATCGGGGCGTTATTTAGTAAATTAGGAGGCTTGATTATGGCGATATACGAAAGGAGCATTGCACCGACCATAAATGCCCTCGTGACTATATTTAAATGGGCATGGCCTGTTATCACTACTGTTGTAACAGGTGCGATTAATATTCTCAAACCGATTATCGGAGGGATTATTGATGTGTTGGGTGGTGTAATTGACTTTTTAACAGGGGTGTTTACAGGTAATTGGTCATTGGCCTGGGATGGCATCAAACAAATCGTGGTTGGCATATGGGAAGGCATAACCGGGGCAATTAAGGCCGCGTTCAATAATGTGATCGGAGTAATAAATTCAGCTATTGATAAAATAAATGGATTTAGTTTTACAATGCCAGAGGCTTTAGGGGGCAAGACTATAGGCGGCATGGATATACCACATTTGCCCATGCTTGCGAAAGGCGGATTTACTACTGGGCCATCTATAGCGGGGGAGGCCGGAACCGAGGCAGTTATTCCTCTGAATAATAAGCAGCGCAGTATGAACCTACTGGAGAAAACAAACCGGATGATGGGGTATACCACTACTAATAACGGCGGGGACTCCATTGTGTTGCAGTTTGATATTACTATCCAAGGTAATGCCGATAAGGAAGTCGTGCAGCAAGCTATTCAGGCGGCGCAGCCGACTTTCAGACAGCAGTATCAGGCCATGAAGCGTCAGAATGCGAGGACGAGCCTATGACGACATACACAACAATCCAGGGCGATACCTGGGATATGATTGCCTTTAAGGTATTTTCCGATGAAACGTTGATGATCCAGATTATGAATCTTAATTTGGACTACATCGACGTTTCTGTTTTTTCTGCCGGGACAGTTCTGCAACTGCCGGACGTTTCTGTGGTTGAAGAAACCGCCTCTGACTTGCCTCCGTGGAAGGTGTGAGCATGGACGATATCATTAACGCAAGACGTGCCCAAGTTGTTGTTAACTACAACGGCAAGGACATCACCAAAGAGTTGTCCGATTATCTGTTGGATTTCACTTATACCGATGCAGAGCCGGGCACCTTGGATGACTTGCAAATTAATTTGGAGGATAAGGCCCGTAAATGGTCTGGCCCTTGGTCGCCCAGCGAGGGTGATAGGATCATTGCTTATATAAAGACAATTGGATGGGATAAGCCCGGAGAGATCAAGCGACTTAATTGTGGAAGCTTCGAGGTGGATTCGATTGACTTCGCTGGCCCACCTGATACGGTCAGCATTAAAGCAGTTTCGCTTCCGGTTTCAACAAATGTTCGC